AATTGGTCACCCATACCAGTGTGAGCAGAGAAAGTAGTTCCGTAAGGTACTGTATCGTAATCGTTACCAGCATTTCCGTTAGCATCAACTCTTGAAGAAGTTTGAGGTACGAAGAAGAACAATTTACCGATTGGCATGTTCATAGCTTGTACTGATACTACATCATTAGCTAATAATTTAGAGAAAACTCTTCTTACGATAGGGAAAACTACAGTTTCGAAAGAACCTGAAGATGTTGCATTTGTAGCTTCAGTTAAAATTGAAGAAGCTTGGTTCTCATATAACTGAGCGATGTTTTCTTTAACGTGTCCTTTAAGACCGTCTAGGAATCCTAATGAATCCCATTTTGATTGTGTTTGTCTACGGATTTCCTTCATGTGGTTTAATCCGATGTTTCCAACTTGTCCTGAATTTAAAAATTGTGACATAATTTTATTTTTTTAGTTTTTTTTGTTATTATTATCTTTTTTCGACTCTGTTCATCAAATCTTTGATTCTTTGAGTTTCTTTGTCGATATAAGCGGTAGACTCATTTAATTGTTTTGACACCCCGCTTGTAACATCTTTATTTAATTTTCTATCGATTGATTCATTCATTGGTTTTCTAGAAGACAATTCATTAACAATCGTTTTGTATAACTTTTTTGATTCTTTAAGAGTTGAAACTTCTTCATCAAATCTTTTTAAGATTACTTGTTTCTCATCTTTAGTTGTAGTTTGTTCCATAAATAACTTAGTTACATAAGTTAAATTAGAGTTAAATACAACCGTTTCAGCTAACATAGTTCTAAATTGTTTAAGAGCTTCTTTGTATTCTTCATTTTTACCTCTTAAATCTTTAGCCTCTGCTAACAAATTATTATATTTGTTCGCAACTTCATTGATAGTCATTGATGGTTTTTTAGACTCTTCTAATTTAGCGCCAGCACCTTTAGGTTGACCGATATCAGCTCTAGCAGCAGCATCACGTTTGTTACCAACTGTAATTCTTTCTTCTAAAGTTTCATCTTCTCCCATAGTTTCCTCCTCTTCCATTTTATCAGATTCCGACATAACCATGTCACCCTCAGCGTGTGCATATTTAACAGCGTCTTCATCGAATCCACCTTCTAAATTATCACCAGCCCAGTTGTCATCTTTTTCATTTCCTAATGGAGCTTTAATACCATCAATGTCTTCCATCTCATCAAGTGCGATTTCATACATAACCTCGTCAACTTCTTCAGTATCATCTTCATCACCAGAAAATTCATCACCAGAAAATTCATCATCACTAGCTGTAAAATCATCAGCATCAACATCTGTTTCAACTTCTGCATTACCACCACCAGTTTTAATAATAAATTCACCTGGTTCATTTACTGACAATTTAATGTCTCCTGTTTCATCGTCAACAACAACTTCAATTTCGTCATCACCAGTTAACTGTTTGTAAACTCTGATAACATCATCAATGTCAGATGCCTGTGTCATATCATTTACTTCTGTGTCTCCTCCAAGCGGCTCAGCGCTCATTCCCATATTGTCACCACCTTCTAGGTCGTCACCTTCTTCTGAGTCATCAGACGTAACATCAACGTCATCTGTGTCAACTTCAACTTCATCAGAATCAGTAGCATCATCTGCAACTGTTTCATCAGAATCGTCAGCTGTTACATCAACGTCTTCATCAGCATCTTCTTCTACATAACCTTCTTCCAAAGATTCTTTCACTAATCCATCAATTTCTTCGATAGCTACACTTCGAAGTATTTCTTTTGTGTTGGCGTTAAGTGCCTCTTGGATTCTTTTAGCATCCAATAAAGCGCTTTCAATAATAGATTTATTTTTTTCTGCCATTTTTAAATGTTTTTTTAAATATTATTAAGGGGAATATACCCCCCACTTGTTTATAAATATGTTTATATTACCAAAAAGCTAATTTTTAATAAAAAAATTAATTTTTTATTTAATCTAATAAAAAATTATTTAATTTGTCAATTAATAGATTATTTTCTTTCTTAACTGATTCAACAAATGGTCTAGCTTCAGATTTATCCTTAAACATCCAAGAACCTGGTGTACTAGGTGCTGTTACAACGTCCCAACAAATGATTTCAAAATCTTCTTGCACAATGTGGTCACCACCAACTTCTCTTAATGAACCAACCCCTCTAGATGACACACCAATCATGATGTTATTTCTTAAAAGGTTTGCAACCTCATCACCTTTAGTTGATACAATACCATAATTGATATAACCTGGAGTCATCAATATTTCCATTTTACCCATTAAAGTTTTACCTTCCCACCAAGTTTCAATTATATTGTGCGATACTCTATCACCAGCAATAATTGAAGATTCTGGATGGTCCAATTCACCGATTGCTCTTCTTTCTCTAATAAGTTCTTGATATCTGTCTACTTCTCTTTTAAGTATTGATTCTGGGTATATTCTACCGTTTCTATTTTTTACACCATATTTCTGTAATACTACATAAACCACTAATGGCTCGTTAACAGATGGGTGCATTCCAGAATCCAATTTTTTCATCTCAGTGATGAATGGTTTGTTTCGCATATCACCTGGTGAAATGTATCCAGCATCAGACTCAATTAAGAACCCAAACCCACTTTGACCAGCTTTTAAAATTTTAATATCTGACATATTGATTTTTATTAATAAATATACCATATAAAACAAAAAACCCCGAACTAATTCGGGGCCTTATTATTTTTTACTCTTATGAAATTCAAAATAGTGGGATTCATCAAACACATCTTCAATTATAGTAGATATAATTTCTTTCATGTGTTCTTTTATTTTTTTATCTTGTATTTTAAAATTGTTTAGTTTAAACAAAGTTATTTCACAATTCATATAACTTTTTTTGTCAAACGATATACCAGAATTTCGCATATCCAAATCAACGATTGACCTATTTGAATCAAATAATGTTTTATCTAAATTATCAAATAGTTTTGATTTTATTTGTTTGTTCATTTTTCTGATAACATCAGAATAATTAATCTCACTTTCACTCTTTGGTTTACCCCAAGCTGAGATTGTAACATACATAGCTTTTGGGTTTTTATTATCTATTGTTCCAGTGGAAATTTTATAATTTTTAAATAACTCTAGTTTCATTTGTTTACCTGTTTTAAGCATAATTTAAATTTTTAATAATTATACTTAAAATAAATGAATAAGTCAACCCCTAGTAACCCTACCAATAAACACTAAACCATTGATTTCTGGAAAATATTTCCCCTTCCAAGATACCGATATTAAATCACCGTCTTTTTTGTATAAAGTTGATTTAAAACCATCAAAATACTCACCATTTTTTTTCATATATTCAACATGGTTCATAACTGATTTTAATTCTTTTTTTGGAACAATGTCAGTCCAGTCCAAACCAACGCAATTAGATTCTAAAATACCAGTTAATAATTCCCAATCACCATTAACTGCAATAAATTTATTACTTGTGGTGGATTGAATCAATCTAATAACATAATCATTATGTCTTTCTGATAACTTCTCAACTAACTCTAATTGTTTTAATTCTAATTTTGCAACTGTAAGCTGTAACTGACTATTCATAATTATATATTATTTAGTATTTTTATTATAACACTTACTTGACAATTCATCAATTCTATCATCAATATGTTTTATTATAGTTTCAATTACTTCTTGATTGTTTTCAGAGTTAGATTTAATCGCATCCTGTAAACCTTTAGAGGCATCGTTTAACAATGGCAACATTTCTCTTAATTCTTTTATACGGTTCTCTTGCTCAAGTTCCAATTTATGAATAATACCTTTTTTTTCGTGTTGTATGCTTTGAAGCCAAAGCCACATAACATAAAATGTGACACCAGCACTACCAAATATTTGAACTAGTGAATTAATTTCCATTTTTAATCTTCAGTTAAATTGTTTTTTAATTCTATAATTTTTGAAACATCTGAAACAAATGTTTCTTTATTATAGCTTCTATTTAAAAGGTTTTCTTTTGTTGCTAATAATTTTTCTTTAATATCACCAGAAGATTCAGTTAATTTACCATTAATTAAATCCAAACATTCTTTTATTGATGATTTGTATAACTCTTCTTTTTCAGACTCATTTGTTCCGACAATAACTGAAATAGCTTTCTTTTCAGATTCACCCAATTCAGCATATTCTTCATTGAATTTTTCAACAGCAATTTCTGATATAATACTATTAGGTAATCCAGTCCATTCATTAACTTCTACCTTTGTGTTGTTTAATATGTAATCAACAATACCACTTTTAGCTTCAACGATTTTATCGATAGTGCTTGGTGATTTTTTGGTAAAGATTAATGTATTGATGTTTTCATATAATTTTGACTTAACATCACCCAATTTAATTTCAATTGTACCAAACATTTTAGATTCAACCAAACTTAAATTAGCATCATTAATTTCTTTTTTAGAAAAACCATCAAGCAATGAAATACATTCATTAACATATTCAGATGCTTTAAATTTATCTGATTCAACTTTATTTTCAATAAGGTAATATACATTAAATTGTTTCTTTAATGCTTTATTTTCCTTAATAGTTCTAATATAATTTTTAAATGCTACCTTACCATCACTAGTATTTTTAGCAATACCCTCAGCTAATAGAACGTTGTATGTTGATTTTATTATTCCAAAGTTATTCATAATTCTTTTTTATTTATAAATATGAGAAATTAACCTAAAAAGTGTTAATCACCTAACATTCTATCAATGTCTTTAATTACATTATTTATATCCTCATTTATTTTTAAACTTTTATCGTAAACTTTAACCCTTTCATTTAAAATAACATCCTCTTCATCCTTCTTTATTGAATTAACTAAATTGTTAAAAAGTTTATCAGTTGGTTTGTTATTTTGTGGTTTAATCTTACCTTTACTATCGTGTTCAACAATTAATTTAGATTTCTTTTTTACCGATTCAGCAGTTGGTTCAGCTGGAGCTTCTGGTGTTGCTGGGGCTTCTGGTGTCGCTGGGGCTTCTGCCTCACCACCGACTTCAGCCGCACCTTCTTCACCACCTTCAACTGGGGCTTCTTCACCACCTTCTTCAGCACCAAAGTCTAAACCGCCACCGCCGAAGCCACCACCGCCGCCTCCACCGCCGCCAGTAGGCCCACCTTCAGCACCTTCTTCACCATCACCGCCTCCACCAGCTAATGCAGCATCCATATCACCATATATTGAATCAACCTTATCAAACATACCTGTATGCTTAATAACTTGGCCAGTATTCTCAAGTTCAGCAGCAGCTGCTTTCTCGATTCTTTGTTCAAGTAAATCTTGTTTAATTTCATCATCACTCCAACCTAAGATTTCTCTATGGGCTCTTGTCATTGACATTGGTGCAAATCCATTACCAGCATCTGACACAGCATCTTTATACAATGTCATCTTCAATTGTAATTGTTCAATTTTAAGTATTTCAGCTTGTGTTGATGGATTGTTAAGTGTAAGTGTAAAACTATCTAAATCATCTTCAAATCCTAAAAGGTATAAGTGTATAATTGCGATTTTATTTAACTCAGCTAACATTGCTTGTTGAATTCTATTAATTGTTCTAGAGAATCTAACGTCTTGTAATGATAAGTTTTTACCTTCACCTTGAGCTTCATCAAAGTTCAAGAATTGTTTAGGTACTCTTAACGCTGTAAATAATTTTCTTTGCAAGTATTGAATATCAGCAATCTGGTCCAAGTTAGCGGCACCAGCCAAAGTATCAATTGGGTTAGGTGCATTTTCATCTCTAACAGGAATAAAATAATCCTGGTCATTTGCCAATGTATTATATCTTAAATCAACTTGACCAGTCTGTGGGTCAACAATTGGTGTTCTTTTAAATCTATTGGCAATCTCATCAACGTATGCTGGTACATCTTCTTCATCGATATTACCGACAAATATTTTATACACTCTTCTTTCTGGTGCTCTAGTTACACGGTAAACCAACATCGCATCTTCAGATAACTGTAATTGTTTCCAGATTCTTCTAGCTTTTTCCAACATTGATGTACCATAAGGTAATCTTCTATCATCACCAAGTAATCTAAAGTGAGCAATTTGCCAAGAATTGAATTCAACATCTCTACCTCTCCAAAAGAATTTAATCTTACCTGAAGTATCTTTAGTATCTTCAACATTGATTCTATTTCTACCACTAATTAAATCATCAATAATATCACCTTCTCGTCTTTCAATTTCAAAATTAGGCAATTGTCTAGCACTAGTAACACCGTATTTATCATCAATATTTAATAACACAAAATTGTCACCATACTTACATGTATTTCTAGTCCACATTGGTAAAGATACGTGAATATCCAATCTATTGAAAAATAAATCTTCCAATACACCTTTAATTCTATTACTGTCTGAATAAATGTTTAATATTTTACCTTTATCATTAACAGTTGTAGATTCTTCCATAAAAATATCTAAAGAAGCTGCAATTTCTGGATAAAATTCCATACTTTCAAAATCGGTATATGAACCAATTCTAGTTGTTTCATAATGGATTGATTGTTGAAATAATTCACCATCAACCTTTCTCCAAACATTTCTTAAATATTTGTTTTGTTGATTCTGTAATTTAACAGCATCAAATTCTTCTTTTGATTGAGTCTTAATTAAGACATCATTATTGATTGAATATTTATTTGATTGTTGTTGAGGTTGTTGTCTAATTCCCTCTGGTCCAAATATCGCATTTAATCTTTGAAATACCGTTCTTTTTGCCATAATTTATTTTTATTTATTTAATTATAATGAAATAAGATTTAAATTAAATACTTATTGCACATAATCACATTCCACATAAGCCATATGTTGCATTATACCATTCACAACTAATAACTCATACACATAACCAGTTATATTATCAATCCCTTGTGAACCTTTTTTAGCATTACAAAATGGTTTAACTCCACCACCTTTTCCTATATTTAATGCTGATTGCTTATCAATACTACCATCAACACACCAAATATATGGTTGGGTTGCATTTTTACCAATATTGGTTTTTCTACTAAAACATCTTTTTCCTCTACCTTCAGCCATTTTTTTTATTTTTTTATTTTAATCCACTAAATAACCATAAAAATTCACCTTTAGGGTCTTGCATATTTTTTGAGACCTGTTGGTTGAAATTTGGTTTACCAGTACTTGCTTTTTTTCGCTGTCCTTTAGCAACAAATCCTGTATTATATGCATCTTCAGTGGTGTTATTCGATGTTCCAACTTGCCAAGCTGATAATATTGCTTTAGTCTGCTTTTCAAGTTTCTTTAATTTTTTGAATGATGATTCCAATATCCATAGAGCCATACCCAATGATATCAAACAGTCATCATGATACCCCTCCATGTGGTCAGGCCTACCATTCTTATAGATAAATGTTTTCATTTCATTTATCACACGCTTAGATTTAATTTTTATTATGTTAGTTCTAACTGCAATCTCCAAATGTGAAATTAATTGAAGTCTAACTCCGTTAATATTAAACCCAGCAACCTTTTTACCATTTTCAGTTTTAACTGAATCATAATGTAAATTAGGGTATTTTAACTCCTCAAGTTTAGATACGGTAGTATTACCAACACCAACGTTATCCACAACTAAATAAGCACTATATTTTGTACCGTATACATTAAGTATTTCAGCAAATGTATCTGGTGGTATTTTACCTTGAAATTCAGCCACCTGTTCCATTGTCGTAAAGTCAATAATTTGGAAACATGAAAAATCGGCACCATCACCACGAGCAACGTCAGCCGCCAATATATACTGGTGGTCTTCTTCTGGCTCATTCCAAATCCAAACCAAACCACTATTACCATCATAATATGTATCATCAATATACTTTGGTTTCTCAACATTTTGCGTATCATGCATATTTATGTACTCATCATCGATTACATTACCCCCAGAACCCAAGAATGATACATCAAGCTCTTGCGCAATTTTCTTCTTATCGTTATTCATACCTTTACACATGTCACGATACCAAGTAGAAGTGGGTTTATAACCTTGTTTAACCATTTGTTCAAATGAATCCAATGTAAATTCACTTTCATTAATGATTTTATCTTCTTTTAACCACTGTAAATCTTTATTGTACCTAGGGTCTTGATACCATTTTAACTCAATTACATTATAATCATTTTCACCTTTTTCAGATTGTTCGTAGGTTTTATAATATAATGGGTCATAACCATTTGGTGTTGATATTAATATGGCTCCACCACCAGTACCTAACGATGTAATAGCTGCTGAATAT